TTAGATCGTAAGGTTGAACGCTTTACCGAGCGCAAGAAGATTGTGGAAGAGATGGCAACCGATGAACTAACAGCAGCCGCCATCGCTGCGAGACTTGCAGGAGCAATATGAAAATAATGTCAAGCGCATATCCATCTATTCCTGTCGGGCATCCCGATTACAAATGGAAATCACACGGCGACGTGCAAGCAGTATGGCGTAGGTTTGGATGGGTTCCGCCCTCTGAATCTATGACACCGCCACCACCTGAGAAGGTGTTGGAGTATGACCCTCCTAACAATTTATGGCGTATCAAGTAATCAGCACTCATCAACCAAGGAGCAATCAAGTGCCTACCATTCAATTAGAACTTAAGAAATTAGAAAACCTTTCGTTTGACGACGAAGGAAAGACTCAACCAAACGGAAGAACTATGCTACCTCACGCATTTAAACCAACCAACAATGTAAGTCGTGAGACTTTCAACTACATCAAAGCTAACCCCGGCCTTACACGATCACAAGTTGGCAAAGGTATGGAGGACAAAGGCTTTAAGAAAGGCTCAGTCATTTCATTAGCAACGCAGTTCTTACGACAGAACATGGTGCGCAGCGCGAATGGCGGATTGTTTGTAACGCAGAATGAATACACACCACTTAAAGCACCCAAGGCAAAGAAGCCAAGCACCGATGTGTTGCCTAAGCCACAAAAGAAAGTCGCAAAGGTGACAGCCTCTCCAGCGCAAACGATTTATATTAGTGGCGTGAACACACAATCAGCACAAGAACTATTGGCAAGTATGTCTATTGTTCAAGCACGCAGTGTGTACGATGAACTGAAGAAAATCTTTGGAAGTTAAGCCATGGATGATTTACTTTACTTGCTTGTAGGCCCCGCAATCGTCGGCATCATTGCATGGATGTACACCACAAAAGAACGTGAATGGGTTAGCTTAACCAAAGAAGAGATTTACCACTTGTGGGATACCAACTCAGAAAAGTTTGGCAGTGTGGAGGACTTTGGTAGAGCCGTCGAACGTGCTATACAGGAGAAGAATCCATGAACGAACCAGTAGCATGGCACTACCCCGGTGGTGAGCCTGACCAATGCACGACAGACAAAGCCTACGCTGAGAAAGACCCTGCTTGGACACCAATGTACTACAAGCGTGAGTGGGTTGGGCTGACGGATAAGGAAATGGCAGAGATATGGAATGAGCATGGCTGGTATGTGACCTTGTTCAAAAAAGTAGAAGCCAAACTCAAGGAGAAGAATCTATGACACTAATAGATAGAGCATGCTGGGAGCGAGGCTGTGCATGTCACGACGACAGAGACAAGTTTGATACTGTAGATGTTGTACAACGCAACGATGTCCTAGAAGAAGTTGCTCTAAAGTTTGATGCCATGCGTACTGCGTTTGGTGATACAGCCGATAGCTTTGCTACGTATGTGCGGGACATGAAGCTTGAAAAGTAACCACAACACTATTCGTGACTTACTCAAAAAACACCCCGATGGTTTGAAGTCAAGCGATATAGCTAAGCTTACGGGCATAGACGTTCGTTCTGTCAACAAATCATTGGAGAGTGTCTTTGGTGTGTACATTGATCGATGGGAAAAATCAACCTATCGAAATACATTGGCGGCAATTTGGGTCGTCGTTGACGTTCCTGAGAACTGTCCAAAACCGGAAAACACTGGAAGGAGATCGCGTGAACGGCTTTGTGAAACGTCAACTTGACATTGGCAGTAGGCAACCAATCCATCAATTACAACTTTGTAATAAATGCGAAGAGAAAAGACCGCCCGAAGGCGGCATACAAATGAACCCAAGCAAGTGGTATTGCGCTGCATGCTGGGCAAAAAAAGTAACAGTTAGAAATCTTAAATAACCACGAAAGACACATCATGGAAGACCCAAACGTCATGCAAGTTGGCGGCACACACTATGTGGCAATGCCTGTTCAACCGTGGGAAGTCATGGAAGCGGTCATGACCCGCGAAGAGTTCATTGGATTCCTCAAGGGCAACATCATTAAATACTCGATGCGTCAGGGGAAGAAAGAAGATAGCGATGACGTTGGTAAATTACAACACTACATGGCTAAACTTAAGCAGGTGCAGTCATGGGAATTTTGACAGACCTCCTCAACATAGCAACCGTGAACCCCGCCCAACAATCAAGTGTAATGCGTGACTACATGGAAAAGCCACGCATGAAAAACAAAACAATTTTTAGTGGCAGGATTGAAGTACAGCAAGTGTGTAACGGCTACGTCGTTCACATTGCATCCCGAGAGGGCTACGAGTTTGATTCGCACATTGCGGCTACGGTCAAAGATGTCAACGAATTAATTGCAACAGCCATTGTTGCGTTTCAGTTGGAGGGTAAATGAAACCGATTTATCTGGACTTTGAGACGTATTGGGATGCAACCCATACGCTCTCACGCATGTCCCCAACGGAGTACATACAACACCCCGACACTGAGATTATCTCGGTATCCATCAAAGAAGGCGATGAGCCAACCTATGTGTTGTTTGGCGAGGACAACATACGCAAGCACATGCAAGCAATGGACTGGTCTGATGCCATGGCTATTGGTCACAACATGTCAGGCTTTGACTCAATGATTCTTGCTTGGCGGTTAGGGGTAAACCCTAAGATGTACGGATGTACAGCAGCAATGGCGCGGTCTAGGTATTCTAAGACGTCGGTATTCTTTGGCGGTAAATCTCTTACAGGCGTATCCCTTAAGAAGCTATCGTATGAGCTAGATGTAGGCGCTAAGCTAGACCTCGAAGCTACAAATACTAAGGGTAAACACTTAGTAAACTTTAGCGAAGATGAGATCGCTTCGATGGAAGAGTACAACAAGATGGACACAGATTTGTGTGCTAAGTTGTTTAAGAAGCTCATCAAAGGATTCCCTAAACAGGAGTTGGTTTTGATAGACATGACTACACGCATGCTTGTCGAGCCGCAACTGGTATTGGATGCGCCCAAAGTGCATTTAGCCTTGCGTCAGGTCAAAGAAGAGAAGCGCGACTCATTGCTTCAGTTAGCCAAAGCCTTAGATATCGGTACGTTTATAGCCAACCGACTAAACGGCACAAGCATCGAGGAGACTGTACGTACTGAGCTGGCATCAGCCGCCAAGTTTGGGGCACTATTGGAGAAGCTAGGTGTGCCAGTACCCATGAAGGTATCGCCAACCAATGCCGCCAAGATGACTCCTGCGCTGGCAAAGACAGACGAGGCATTCATAGCCCTACAAACGCACAAGAACCCCCTTGTAGCCTCCGCAGCTATGGCTAGACTAGAAGTTAAGTCTACGCTGTTAGAAACGCGCCTAGAGGCTTTCTTGCAGACCGCAGCAGTATGTAAGGGCATGATACCCGTACCCCTCAAATACGCCGGCGCAGACACTACGGGGCGGTGGTCAGGTGAGCAGTACAACATGCAGAACTTGCCTCGTATTGGTGCAACACCTAAGGCATCGGATGCTTTGCGTATGTCGTTGCTCGCCCCTCCCGGGCACAAGGTGATCGTGTCTGACCTGTCCGGTATTGAGTTACGTGTCAACATGTTCTTGTGGCAAGTCCCCTACGCCATGGAGTTGTTTGAGGCAAGCCCTGACAAAGCAGACTTGTATAGGTACTTTGCTGCCCATGATCTGTACAACATTGACGAGATACAGGTAACCAAGACACAGCGCCAAGTGGGTAAAGTTGCTCACCTCGGCCTAGGCTTTGGAGCTGGCGGGGCTACGTTCCAAAAGGTTGCCAAGTTAATGGGCGGTGTGGACATGAGCCTAGATGAAGCAACCAAGGTGGTAGAAGCGTATCGTTCAGCCCATGCTGAAATTGCTACTGGATGGAAAACGTTTCAGTCTAACCTTACCAATATTAAACAAGGGGTAGAGGCAGCCATTGACCCATGGGGTATGTGTGTCACCGAACAAAACGCAGTTCGCCTGCCATCGGGTCGTCGCATTTACTACCCTGATCTTAAACAAGAACGAGATGCCAATGGCAAGCTCGAATGGTGGTACGGCAATGGGCGTACACGAGCCCGCATTTACGCAGGGAAAGGCGTAGAGAATTTAGTTCAAGCCCTTGCACGCGACGTCATTGCAGAGCATGCAGTCAAGTTCTTTAAGGCTACTGGTATGCGGCCAGCACTCACTGTGCATGACGAGCTTGTGTACGTAGTTCCGGAAGATTCTGCCGAGCAATCCCTAGAACAATTACACACCATCATGCGTCAAGGTGTGTCATGGTGGCCCGAGTTGGTAACGTGGTCTGAAGGTGATATTGCAAGCTGTTATGGCGAAGCAAAATAGTGTTGACTAGCCCCAGAAATCTGCTAAAGTGGGGGCTAACAACCACGAGCCTCCAAGCGACAAATGACGCATTGGGGGCGAAAACCTATGGAGCAAGCATGGCCAACCCAGCTTGGACTTATTCGCAATTAGACACGTTTGAAACGTGCCCGAAGAAGTTCTACCATCTCAAAGTAATTAGAGATATTGTCGAGCCCCCAACTGTGTACACCGAGTGGGGAACCAAAGTGCACACAGCATTTGAGAACTTCATTTTGCATGGAGAACTCCTGCCTGAAGGTATGACGCAGTGGCAACCACTGGCGAACAGATTAGCCGCGCTCAAAGGCGAGAAGTTTGCTGAACGTGAGTACGCTGTAAACAAAGACTTTACACCTTGCGATTGGGACAAAGCATGGACACGAGGCATCGCTGACCTTGTTGTTATTCATGGTGCAAACGCTGCTGTGATGGACTACAAAACTGGTAAGCGCAAGCCAACTGAACAGCTTGATTTGTACGCTGCTTATGTGTTCCATCATCACCCCGAAGTGCAGAAGGTAACGACTGGCTTTGTGTGGCTAAAAGAAAAAAAGATTGACTGGCAAGTACGCGAACGTGCTGACCTTGCAACGATATGGCAAGACTTGTTGCCACGAGTGCGCAAACTTGAATCGGCCTACGAGCGTGACTCATGGCCAGCTAAAACATCAGGGCTATGCAAGGCATGGTGTCCTGTTACGTCATGTGATTTCAACGGAAGAAAGACATGACCCCCGAAGGCAAGGTAAAAGATGCAGTGCGCAAACTACTAAAAGCGCGTACCATTTGGTACTACCAGCCTATGCAAAACGGTATGGGACAGGTAGGCATACCGGACTTCATTTGTTGTTGGAACGGAAAGTTTCTTGCAATAGAAACTAAAGCTCCCGGCAAACGCAAAGATACAACAGCTAACCAAGATAGAGTGTTAGCCGAGATCGTTAGTCATGGTGGTCAAACTATTGTGGTTGACGACGTAAATCAACTGCATGATTTTTTAGAAAACATTGCATGGAGAGCATAATGGTTACATCAACTAAACAGAAACTTGAATACCAAAAAGCATACAACGCCCGCCCCGAAGAAGTGGCTAAGCGTGTAAAGAATAATGCTGCACGTCGTGACGCTATGAAAGATGGCAAAGCGCGTGTTGGTGATGGTAAAGATGTTGCACACAAGAAGTCATTAGAAAATGGTGGCGGTAATGGTAAAGGTAATACCGCTGTGCAAGCACGAGCAACTAACAGAGGATGGAGGAAGGGAAGCAGCTCTTACAACCCCGATAAGTAATGCAAATACATAAAGAAAAAAAGGCGGTTATTTTCCGCTTAAAAAATCCAAGTCGGATAACAACAGTAATACCGACAGCTATCGAAGTAGACCACAAAGGACAACGGCTTGTAGCCGTTCCACACCGCCCCGACGAAACTCGGGTGTTACGCAACTTAGGCTTTGAGGTTCCTGACCCCATGCCTATGCACTATGCATTTCCAAAAGTTAGTGGGCGACACAACCCGTTCGCAGCACAGATTGAAACTGCATCTTTCTTGTCCATGCACAGCAGGGCGTTTTGTCTCAACGGTATGGGCACTGGCAAAACCAACAGTGCACTGTGGGCGTATGACTACATGCGTCGTACAAAAATTGTAAACAAGGTTCTTGTCGTGTGTCCGCTATCAACAATGGAACGAACATGGGCGGATTCAGTATTTAATACGTTCTCGCATCTCGATGCAGTAGTCTTGCATGGGACAAGAGAGAAACGAATTAAGTTACTTAAAGAAGATGTTCACGTCTACATCATTAACATCGACGGCCTTGCCACAATCAAAGATGAGTTAGCAAAACGACCGGACATTGATTTGATAGTGGTTGACGAGCTAGCACTTGCACGTAACTCAAGCACTGACAGATGGAAAACGCTCAACACAATTTGCAACAAGCAAGGCAGTCGCCGTGTGTGGGGGATGACAGGTTCGCCTACACCCAACGCACCAACTGATGCATGGGCTCAATGCAAACTTATCACGCCTGACAATACTGGTGTACCAAAATACTTTGGGGCATTTCGTGATCGTGTGATGCGCCAGCTTACGCAGTTCAAATGGATAGCACGACCTGAAGCAAACGATGTGATTCATCAGATGATGCAGCCTGCAATTCGGTTCTCGCTTGACGACTGCACTGACTTGCCCGAACAGATATTCATAACTCGCGAAGTTGAGATGACTGTAGAGCAGAAGAAAGCCTACAAAGACATGTTGTCTAAACTTGCAACAGAGTACGCTGGCGGGCAAATTCTTGCTGTGAATGAAGCTGTAAAAGCAAACAAACTAATTCAAATTGGCTGCGGTGTCGCATACGGGACAGACGGAGTTGAGGTAGTCATACCATCTAAGCCTAGAATGGATGTACTCAAAGAAATCATTGAAGAATCTGAAGGCAAAGTAATTGTGTTTGTGCCGTTGACTGGCGCTCTTGAACACGTAGCCACAGAGCTACGCAAGGACTGGTCTGTGGAAATTGTCCATGGCGAAACTAGCAAGAACCAACGAGATCAGATATTTTCAAACTTTCAACGAGGGTTAGACCCGAGAGTATTAGTGGCAAATGCAGCTACCATGTCACACGGACTAACGCTAACAGCGGCAACTACCATCGTATGGTACGCACCGGTGCATAGCAATGAAATTTACGAACAGGCTTGCGCTAGGGTTAGACGCCCCGGCCAGACCAAAACTACTGTGATTGTGCATATCGCAGGCTCAGACGTCGAAAGACGTGTGTACAA